GAGTTAAAGCGAATGCTAATCTTACGAGAATTAGAGCCATATCCACACTTGACACTTTCAGAAGTGGCAGAATATCATGGTAAGGGCATTATTTCCAATGAAGATTTGGCAGTTAAGCTGAATTTCTCTAACTTTGTTAGAAAATTTGAACGAGAGAACGCCAATATATTAGATTTTGGCAGTGAAATAGACTTTTACAAGAAAATAGATATTATTAAACAAACATTTAACGATTATGCAGAACGACAACAAAACCCCGCTTGACCAGATAGCGGAAAATTACAAAGTAGAAGAGGGTACAGAACATCTGTACCATGTCGCGCTTTGGATGGAGGAATACGACCCGAAAACAGGTAAGCCGCTCCACACGCCAACAACCGATGTGTTTGGCGTTCAAACTTTCGAGAGAAACGTAAGTAACTTTAAGAAGTTGGGCTACACGCTGAAAGTATTGCACGACCCACGCGAGTTCTTGAAGAACCAAGCCGAGCAGGCGGCCGCGCGTGCTGAACAAGAAGAGCAAGACAAGATTAAACGAGCATTGCAAGAGCAGCGTGAGGAGTTCGAGAAAACGCGCCAAGCGGATATTGAACAGGCTGTTGCCAAGGCACTAGCCGAGCGCGACAAGCAGGCAGAGCAGGGCGAAAAGCCTAAAAAACAAGACAAGTAAGAAAGTTCACAATTAATAACAAAGGGTAAGTTATAAAATTATGGCATTAACGCAAGAAACTATTAAGGCTAACACCGAGTTAGCAGGGCTAACAGACCAACAAGTTAGCGCATTGGTACAGATGAGCCAGAATGATGAAAACGATGTTATCGGACGGCGCATAGGTGAGTTGTACCGAGGTATGGACGAAAGCATTGCAAGCGCAACTGGTATAGCGCGCAATGGCGATGAAAAAACTTACAACTACCTCAAGCGCGCCACTTTGGAACTGAAAGCGAAAGCAGACGGCGCAGCAGCACACCAAACCGAAATTGAAAACCTCAAAGCGGAAAAGACACGCTTAGAGGAGATTGTCGCAAAGGGTGGCGACAACAAGGAGGTTACGGCACAGCTTGAACGGGCAAAAGCGGATTTGGCCAACGTTCAGAAAGAGTTTGCCGAGTTGAAGAAAACGAACGAAAGGCAAAAAGGCGATTTTGAAAAGCAGCTGCTTAACAATCGAATTGAGAATGAACTGCGCAACGCAACCGCCAATTTGAAGTTTAAAGCCGAATTGCCCGAAAGCGTTACAAAGATGATTGTTTCGCAAACACTCGAAAAGGTTAAAGGGTTCAAACCTCAATTCGAGGACGATGGCAAGGGCGGCAAAGTCCTTACATTCCACAATGAAGACGGCAGCGTGATGCGCAATGCGGCTACCAACTTAATGCCTTATTCGGCCGCTGAACTGATAACGCGTGAATTGAACGAAATGAAAGTTTTGGACACGCAGACACAGGGCGGTAGCGGAACTAAGCCGACAGGACAAGGCGGTGGCGCAACGATTAGCGTTTCGGGCGCAAAGACCCGTTCGGAGTTCATTGACCTAGCAGCACAGACACTAGCAGCGCAGGGCATTGTACGTGGGTCAAAAGACTATTACGTACAGATGGACAAAATTTGCGGAGAAAGCGAGGAATACCAAGCTTTACCAGTTATTTAGTATTATTATTATTCGGGCAGTGGGTTAGCCTATTTTTCGTAACACATAAAAATTTACAATTATGTCCCTATTAGCAACCGTAGTCCAAGACTTACGACTACAAGCAAACGAACTAGACCGCAATATGGTTCAGATGGGCGAATACGGCGCGTTTGACTTCTTTATGCAGCAAACGAACTCGCCCACGTCAATCGTTCCCGAAGACGTGCGCCAAGCCGCATTTAACAGCATGGGTAAAGACGTATCAATACCTGTGTTAGACTATAACGGCGGAGTAACGGTGACGAACTCGCGCACTTGTACTATTCCAGACAACGACAATACTTCAAAATTGTACAAACTCGTTTGGACAACTTTGAGTACAGGTTTCTCAATTGTGCCGTCTGCGTACTCAAACAACAGCATTGGTTTGCAGCGCGATATGTTACGCAAGTATCAGAATTGCGCGCGTGCGCTCCTTGAGAAGATTGACAGCCTAGCGGTTTCGGCCTTGGAATTGAACAAAACGCAAGTATTCAACAACCCAGCTTATTACGATAAGACAGGCAATGTAATTAACGTGCCTTGGCTCATGCGTGAGAGCATTCTAGGCGATAGCGGTGCGATGATGCGTGCCAACAAGTACGGCGGACAATTGCACGTTATCGGTAATTCGGGCATTGATATTAACGTTAGGCAGCTAGCGCAGAGCGGTGTCTACAACGAGAAGAACAAGCGTTTGGAGTTCACAGACAAAATTCTACACTATACCAACTCGATTGCTAACGAGAGTGGCAAGTTCGGTACTGGTTATGTCGTTGAGGATGGTAATTGCGCCATTCTTACACGTGTAGACCGCGATGCCGCGCGTAACGCGAAATCAACTGGCCACGAGTGGGGAACGGTGATGCTACCTTGGTTTGACCTTGTTCTAGGTTACCACAAGACAGACACCACGGGCGACCAAAGCGCGACTAATGGAAAAGGCACGGCCGACCTAACTTGTAGCCCCAAGGAATATTACGGATTTAGCATTGACGTTTGTTTTGTTGTCGCGTACAACAGCGCACCAACTACAATCGCCAACCCCGTGATGAAATTCCAAATCGAAAGGCCGGTTAGTGGCGTGCCGTCGGCAAATCCCGTATTCATTACGAACGATGCCACTAATCCAGTTAAGACCAAAGCAGTTTAACTTTGTTGTTTTCATAATGTGTACCGAGGGGGTGGGGTTAAGCCCTATCCCCTCACTTTGCTTTTAAGATTATATGTATAGACTAGGTTACATCGAAGATAAGTTGTTGAATTTGGTTGGTTGGCGGCAAGACTACAACCCAGCCAAGGCAATTAACGAGGATTTGACAAAGAGCGAAAGTGGGCTACTATTCCAAGATGCGCACCCCCTTGTTACGCTTAACAATATCCGTTCAATCATTCCCGAAGACTTTATTTTTCGTTACCCCGAATGGAATGAGTTTAGGACGTACCACAGAGGGCAAAAGGTGAGATACAGGGATAGAGTTTACATTGCGCTCAAAGATAGTTTAAACGAAGTTCCAGACGCACATGTAAGCGATTTCAACGATGATTATTCGCGACAAGATTTCGGCGCAGGTGACAAGCCTTGGGCAGGATATGACCTATTGAACGAATACTTACAAGACCTAACGCGCGCAGGTATTCGGAAGATGGTACAAACGTTTATCCAAACAAAAGAGTTGGCCGAGGAAACGAAGACGTTACTCGACCGCGTTTCTTTTTTTGATGGTGCAGGCCGAATTAACAACGTTATTGAGAATACCAACTCATTCGTAGGGATGGAGTTAACGCCCATTCGCAGCATGGGAGTTACTGCCAAGATAGAGCGTATAGGGCTGCAAGTGTCTGGCGCAACTGGTACTATTAGGCTATACTTGTTCCACTCGTCACGCGTTGAGCCTATTTCGTTTGTCGATGTGGAGATAACAAAGGCAAACGGCATGTTCGTTTGGGTATCGCCGAAAGACTGGTATCTTCCTTATATGGGTCACGACACCAATTCGGGCGGCTCGTGGTATATCGGTTACGACCAAAACGCCTTGCCTATTGGGATGGAGAGTATCAACGTTTCAAAGGATTGGAGTAGAGAGCCGTGCGGTACGTGCAATATGGGTGACGTTAACGTATGGCGCGAACTTACGAAGTACTTACAGATTAGTCCATTTAAGAAAGGCGTTGACAGCAATTGGAGCGACCGCCCCGAATTATTCGATAACGGCGATATAATCTATCAAAGCACATTCAATTTTGGGCTAAACTTGGAAGTATCTGTATCGTGTGACTTGTCGGAGTTCATTGTTGAGCAACGCAGCATATTCGCAACGGCATTGCAGCAGCAAGTAGCGGCAATAGTATTGCGCATAATGGCGTTAAACCCCGAAACGAGGGTTAACCGAAACCAAGTCAACGCCAGCCGTATGGACTTGCTTTATGAACTAGACGGAAACACCAGTGGAACAAGACCAAGCGGCCTAGGGCATGAATTAAAAAAGACCTATGCGGCCTTGCGATTGAACACGCAAGGGATAGACCGCATTTGCTTGAAGTGCAATAATCACGGGGTTAAATATAGAGTGGTGTAATGGCTATTAAACAACTCGCAGACAAATTGCGCGATTTCAACGATAAGTTAACAAATGGCGAATACATCGCGCAAATCATAATCGACAATGAACCATTTATTGTCGATATGAATGCGGAAGTACAGCTGTACGAGCAAGGCGAGAATGCGCTCGGAATGTCTATTGCGGATTACCAACCTTACAAGCCGCTTACAATCCGAATAAAAGAAGAAAAGGGACAGCCAACCAACCGCGTAACACTTCGTGATGAGGGAGAGTTTGAAAGTTCTTTTTTTATTGAAGTAGGAAACGAAAGCTTTACAATCAAAGCAAGTGACTTTAAGACAGAGGAATTGGTAAAAAAGTATGGCGAGATTATGGGCTTAAATGCAGAGCATCGCGCGGAGTTGATTTGGGAGTACATTTACCCCGAAATTATGGAGAAATTAAAAGAGAAATTAACGAAATGAGGGCAATGAAACACAAAAAGGCATTAACGCCGATAATGGATAACGCCGTTATGCTAGATAAGGCAATAGCAGATTTGCAGCTAGGTTTAGCCAACACAATAGGTTGGCTAGATGCCATTTTTGGCCGCGCGCAACGTATTACGCGAGTTGTTAATGGAAAGACTTACAAAGAGCCATTTGTCTATGCAGGCGGCACGAATTACACCAATGGCAACTATGATAACGACTATCTAGGCGTTAGCCCCGATGGCAATATAGGCAATTTCGCTTTTTTCGATGTAACCGAGCCGCACAGAATAGAGCCGTACAACCGAGGTGTACAGAATACAATCAAAACACCCTTTGCGTTAATTGTGTGGGTGGACTTGCGGCGCGTTTTCGAGGACACGAAAAACCGCAATACGGAGCAGTTGAAAGCACAACTATTGCGCGAACTTAACGGAGGGTTTAAGCATCCAAATTGTAGCTATGAGTTCAACAAGATATACGAGTTATCGGAGAACATTTATAAGGGCTACACGCTAGAAGAGATTACGAACCAATATTTGATGCACCCTTATTGGGCGTGTCGCATTGAGGGTGAAATAAAATACAACGAGCCTTGTTACGAATAAAAAAAATATATAATCATGGGAGTAGAATTTTTGAACGCAGTTATTTTAATCGGTCTTTTGGCCGCTTTTGTGCTTTTGTTCTTGCGCAAGATTGGAATTATCGAGCATGTGCAAGTGAAAGGCAATGAGTTTTTCTCCAAGATGGCGCATTGTGACTTTTGTTTGAGTTGGTGGACGTGCTGTGTACTAACTTTTATCCTAATCGTATTATCGCATGATGCGAGTTACATTGCATTGCCGCTTTTTGCCACACCCCTAACGCGTTATCTGTTATGAAACAAATAAGATTGGGAAAACATGTGGTGAAGTTGTATGATGATATTTCGGAATTGCCTATAAAGCGATTTCACAAGTACAACAAACTTCTGCTAGTCGATGCAGGAATAGGCTCGGACTTGTCGGACTTCGATGCACACATAGAGCGCATTGTTCGGTACATCCAAAGCGGCAACAAAGATGCAGCAGGGCAAGAATTATTGAACATGCGGCAAAACCTATACGCAGTGCAAGCAGAGTTAAGCCCGAAACACAGCGCATTCGCGTGCCTTGTGGCAGAGGTTGACGGAGTGCCGCGTAATGATATATCCGATGATGCCTTGCGCGAAACATTAGGCATGCTTAGTAGTGTTAGCGTTAGCGAGTTGGCCGCCCAGTTTGGAGCGGTCAAAAAAAAAATAGAAGATGACTTGCGCGTTTACTTTCCAAACTCATTTGACGATGTTTCGACAAAAGAGTATTACGACCAGTTAAAGCGGCACACGATGCTAGTTTTGCAAGATATTGCCGAGGGCGGAGGAAATGAGCAGACAAAGCAGCAGATAGAGCAGATAACGAACACGCTAATAACGTATGCTAAGCCCAAATCGTATGAGGGTAAGGAGAGCGTTGAAATTAAGTACGACAAGCAATTTGAAAATATGTGTCTAGTTTTGAGTAAACATTTACATGTCAACCCAAAAGAGTTCACCGTACTAGAATTTTTCAATTCTTATGAATACATGGAAGATGAAGTTAAGCGACAGAATAAGGCGGCTAGGGTGTAATTTTATCCTAGTGGCCTTATCTTGCATTTGGTGAGTAAATACGCGATAGAATAAAATAAAGCCGACAGGCGCAAAAGAATAGCTAAATATGGCAACAGACGTAAACCCGATACACTATAAAGATTTAGTTTCGCCCGATAATTCGATAACTGATTTGATTAAGCAGCTAGACGAACTTTCGGACACGTACACCAACACGCTCAAGAACATAAAGGGCGAGGCCATTCAATTAACGGCTAGTTTAAAGGGCGTAAGTGGTGCAACCGAGGAGGGGCGGCAAGCCACGCGCAAGGCATCGAGTGATGCCGAGAAGTTGGCGCGCGCGTACCGCGAAACAGCCTTTGCAGAAAGCGAAACGGCCAAGAAGATTGCCGAGTTAAAGCAGGCCACGCGCGAGGCTAATGAATTGAACAAACTTAACGTTAAACTAGCGCAGTCGGCCGAGGGGAGTTACAACAAACTATCCGCGCAGTATTCAATTAATAAAATATACCTCAACGGCATGACACGCGCAGAGCGCGAACAGACGGAGGAGGGGCGGAAACTTGTAAAGCAAACAGCCGAGATTTACGAGGAAATGAAACGCTTACAGGAAGTAACAGGCAAACACCAGTTGAATGTTGGTAATTATGGCGATTTCGGCAAGCAGTTTGAGAGTATAAGCGGCGGCGTTTCGGGCTATCAGGAAAAAATAAAATCCGCCCTAGGGCTGAACAATAAGTTTGGCGAAAGTCTTATCGAGGTGGGAAAGAGTGGCGGCGGCGTTAAGACCGCATTGGCCGCTATTGGTGACGGCGTTAAGGCGTTGGGGGCATCCCTTTTGACTTTGATGGCTAACCCTGTCTTTTTAGGCATCGCAGGAATAGCAGCAGCCGGCGCGGCCTTTAAATGGTGGTACGACTATAACGCAGGTCTAGTAGAGGCCACTCGACTAACTAAGGAGTTCACGGGGCTAAGTGGCAAGGAACTAATTAGCGTGCGCAATGAAATACAGGCATGCGCCGATGTTATGGGGCATGATTACAAAGAAACATTGTCGACCGTTGATGCACTTATGTCCAACTTTGGGATAAATGCAAAACAAGCCCTTAAAGTTGTCGAGGATGGTTACGCAAGTGGCGCGGACTTGTCGGGGGATATGCTCGAAAAGATACAGAACTATTCGGCCACATTCCACGATGCAGGCATAAGCGCGAGCCAAATGGTGGCTATTCTGTCGCAAACGCGCAGTGGCATTTTTAGCGATAAAGGGCTAGATGTTATTAATATGGCATCTAAGAAAATTCGCGAAATGTCAACGGCCACGCAGAGCGCGATGAAAGATATTGGCGTGGATGTTAACCAAGTTCAAAAAGACCTAGCCACAGGCGCACGCAATACGTTTGACGTTATACAGGAGATTAGCACCAAGATGAAGAATTTTGGCGCAAATAGCACGCAGGTTGGCGCGATTTTAAAGAACGTATTCGGAAAGAACGGCGCGGATGCTGGTATAAAACTCATTGAGCAACTGGACACGATGACAACCAGCATAGACAAGGCCAAGGAACAGACAGGCGAGTGGGGCAAGGCGCAAGAAGACCAAATAAAGGCCACATCCGAACTTAACGATGCTATGAGCGCATTATTTGACGTTACGGACAAAGGATTTGAGGGCGTTGTCGACCAAGCCAAGCTAATTGCTACTAAGTGGCTAACGGCAATCGTTAAGGGCTGCATAGACGTTGTAAATTGGGTTATCAATATGTACAATAAAAGCCTAGCCGTTAGGTTGGCCGTGGCTAACGTTGTGGCACAATTCAAAATATTGTTTGAAGTCGGCCGACTGCTTAATAACCTTGTAATAGATATATTTAAAGGCTTTGGTCGTTTGCTCGATGCTTTTGTTACAAGCGTTCAAAGCGCATTCAAGGCCGTAACGGGAGTATTGGCAGGCTTTGGCGAAACGATGGAGGGTATTGTCAACTTTGATTTTGACAAGATAAAAAAAGGCGTGGATGGTATTCGCAATAGCATTACAAATGGTTTTAAAAATAGTCTTCTTAGTTTCGGCAAGGCTGTCAAACAAACTTCTGATGAAGTAAGTAATGACGTAATAAGCGCAGGCAAGAATATAGGCAAGGCATTTATTGATGGTTTCAACTCTGCCACAAGCGGTAAGAAATTGGATAACATCGCGTTGCCACAATCGACAACCACGAATGTAGAGCCGGAGAAGACAAAGACCATTACAGACTATACGCCGACAGGTAATAATAAGAAGAAAGTGGACAAGGCCGCCGAGAAAGCGGCCGCCGCGGCCGAAAGGGCATATCAAGAAACGCTAGCCGCCAAACGTAAAGCGGAAGATGCAGAATTAGACCTATTGGAAGAGGGCTACAACAAGCAGCGCAAGCGCACCGAATACTACTACACTCGACAAGTAGAGGACTTGCAGCACTCATTAACGTTGTTGAAGTCTAATGAAGTACAGCGGCGCACGGATATTACCAACACGATTGCGGCTTTGCAAGAAAAGCAAAACCAAGTGTTAAAGGATATGGAGGAAAAGCATGAAACGGATATGTTGAAAGTGCAGGCCGATGCCATTAAACTCCGCCTAGATGCCGTGAAGAAAGGCAGTGAGCAAGAACAGCAATTGAAGTTAGAGTTAATCGAGAATGAGCGACAACAGGCACTAAAAGAAAATGCGGCCAAGCCGACAGACCAAAGACAAGATACTGGCGATATTAACGCGAAATTCGATGCCAAACGCGGAGGTGTGGCCGATGAGTACATAAAGGCGCAATTAGCCATATTTGACCAACAACAGGCATTGGCAGACAGCGAATTTGAATTACTAAAAAATTCAGAGGAACGCAAAACACAATATCGTTTACAGGCCGAAAAAGCGCGCTTGCAAAAAATTTTGGAACTCAACAAAATTGCAGGCTCTCAATTATCAGATATTGAGATTGCCACAATACAGAACACTATTGAGAAGATAAACCAAGAAATAGGCGAGAGTAAGAGCAAGGAACAAAGTGGCTCGATATATGGCATGTTAGGGCTTAATTTGTCAGACGAACAAAAAGAAGCTATTGATACATCGCTAAACTATGCGTTGGATGCTCTTAACACATGGATAGCCGCAGAGGTGGCCGCGGCTGATGCAGAGGTAAAGCGCGCAGATAATAGGGTGAGCAATGCGCAAAAAGTGTTAGATACCGAGCGCGAGGCGCGTGCTAATGGATATGCCTCTAATGTGGCCTATGCTCAAAAAGAGTTAGATTTGGCCAAGCGCAACCAAGAAAAAGCGTTAAAGGAGCAACAAAAAGCACAGCGCGAGCAGGCCGCAATACAGGCGTTAGAGCAAATTGGTAATATGGTAACGGCCTCGACTATGATTTGGAAACAACTGGGTTTCCCGTGGGCTATTCCAGCCCTTGCCGTTATGTGGGGTTCGTTCGCGTTTTCGAAAATAAAGGCAATGCAAATGACACGTTCACAATCGGAGAGTTACGGCGAGGGTACTGTCGAGTTATTGGAGGGCGGTTCGCACCAAAGCGGCAATGACGTTGATTTGGGTACGAAAAAGGACGGAACGAAACGCAGAGCCGAGGGCGGCGAGTTTTTCGCGGTTATAAACAAACGAAATTCTAAGCGTTATCGCAGGCTTATCCCTGATGTTATTAAGTCACTCAACAACGGCACTTTTGAGGAGAATTTCTCAAACGCATTTGCAGGCCGTGGAATTGAATTGACAATGAAACAGAGTGAGCCGAACATTAGCGAACTAAATGACAATGTGCGCAGCATCCGCGAGCAGAATGAACGCAGGGTGTACAATGATGCAGACGGCACGACCATAATTCAGTATAAGAGTTTGACAAGAAGAATAAGGAGATAAGGAAATGATTAATCCGATTTATCAGTTTTACATAAGATTAGGCGATGTGGCGACAGAGTACGCCACACGGCCTATTTATAAGGATGATTTGAGTATAGACTTTGAACAAGAGTCGGGGCAAAAGTTTTTTCGCAAGAAGGTAAATGGCAAATTGACTTTTTTGCGTGAAGATTATGCGCTTATTATGAACGCACCATTTGATACGATTTACCACCTTATTATCAAAAAATCCGATGATTTCGGTAAGTCGTGGCAAAACTATTGGCATGGCAAGTTTATGCGCACAGATTGCACAATTGACGAGTTCGATAAAACGTTAACCGTGCAGCCTAGCATAACGGACGAATACACGGACGTTTTGGCAGGTTTGGAAAAAGAGTTTAATCTTATCGAACTTGCACCACACATGGAAACTTTATTGTTGGCGAAAAGGCCGTTAATACAGGTCTACAAAAAAGGCGATAAGGTTGTTTCCTGTTTTTTGTCTGGCTCAAACTGGGAGCAGGAGGTAAACGAGCGTGTTGACAGCATTAACAAATTAGTTGATAAGTATCATTTCGCAAAAATATATGAAAGTATAACGGCGGCCGTTTATAATAAGTTTAATGATGTTGGTACAATAGAGTTTCATGGCTCTTACAAGTTGGAACGCGTTAAAAACAAAGGAAACGAAACGGACTATATTCTTGTGAAAGATGATAATCCGTTATATGTGTTGACGATGGATGTTGTGAAAGTTTCGGCAGATGGTTACCGCTCTATTGTCCGCTTATATAAAGATGGTGAAGTTTATTTTGAACAAGAGATATATGCGAATACGGCGGATAATGGAACTTATGCCGTAAAAGGTAAGTCGAAACCTTATCAACCATCAAACAAGGAGGTGAATGTGGAGGTATCGAATACGAGCGTATTCTCACGTCTATTGTTGGATGTAAAAAAAATAATGGATAAAGACACATACGCATTAGCGGATGATGATTTAGTAGAGAATAATCGTAACTATCATTACGCGATAGGCTACAACATGGGTAATATCGTGACAACATCGAGGGGCAGCGACACACCGACCGAGTACGGCAAAAGGGATGATGGAAAGTATTTCACACCACCGCACGATGTGGATAAATTTTATCCTATTGGTAAAAACACATGGGATATGATTTCCTTTTGGTTCAAATTCAAATTCGAGGACAAAATAGCAGAAGAAAACGGCCGTGCGGATATTGAACTTAAAAACGCCTATGAGATAGGCAGCTGTATAGACGTCCTTTTGCAAAAAATAAGTGACGTTCGATTTGAGAGTAACGCGACTTGTTCGCAATTCTTATATGGCGATGTAAATCCCATTTCAAAACAAGAACAACGCTTGTTTATCACACCAAAAAGTAACATAATTGTCAGTGAGTACCAAGACCCAGCGCAAAAGGCCACATGTACATTGCAGACAATATTAAACATGTTACGTGATACATGTCGCTGCTATTGGTTTATTGAGGACAAAAAACTACACATTGAACACGTCAGTTATTTTAACAATGGAGGTGCTTATGGTGGACAGCCGGCAATAGGTTACGACCTAACCAAGTTGAAAAATCCTCGTAATGGTAAGCCGTGGAGTTTCGCGCGCGGCGAATATTCATTTGACAAATTCGATATGGCCGAACGCTATCAATTTAAGTGGATGGACGATTGCACCGAGCCATTTGATGGCTTTCCAATCGAGATAAAAAGCAATTACGTTCAAAAGGGTAAGATTGAAGAAATTAACGTTGGCAGTTTTTCGAGCGATGTCGACTTAATTATGCTAAACCCAAAGAACATAAGTAAGGACGGCTTTGTCGTAATGTCCGCTATTAAGGCAAAAGCGGTAGATAGTGACTTTGACGGATATTTCCAAAACTACCACAACAAAAAGGATGGATATGTGGACAAGCGATGGGATATAAGGCCGGGTGTAATTGGCCACAAAGTCACATTGAAGATGTACGTAAAAGCACATGTTGAGAATGGAGTAAAGCAACAAGCGGACTATGTCAATCTAGTTCTTTGTAAAGGAAATATGTCAGTTAGTATAATAACATTGCACATTTCAGATGATTTACAAGATATAACATTTGATATACCAACGGATGTCGACAATTTGACGTTCAGGACAAGCGGCTGGGCGGCCGTCTCGATTGTAGATGCAAGAGTAGTTGACGGATTACGCGAATTGCCGTTTTATTTCAAAAAGATTGATAGGGTTGAATACACGTTGCAAAATGGTTTCATGTCGTTCATTTATTTGCAAGAAAAGTATTACAGGCACGATTTACCCGCTAGGTTGATAATGCTTAACAAAGCGTATAACCATGCGATAAAGGTCGACAAGAAAAAGAAACAAACAATAACTTTCCCGACTGGAATTTTTGACCCCAACCCGCGTAAATTGGTAAAAACGTTACTGGGCAATGGGCAGTTTGAAAAAATATCCGTAAATTTGTGTAGCAGGACAATTAAGGCAACTCTGAAATATGATACAGAATAACAATTTATCCCCATTGCCATTCTACAAGAATGATGAGTATTTGAGCCATAACAAGCAATATGCGTATGGCTCAATATATAATTTTTTCTGTGAAAATGGCATATTGCCGCCATTCCAAATTGTAACAGAACATGGCATTAATGAAATTGAAGATGTCCAATTGTACGATAGGGATAACAATTTGATTGCAGATGTTACGGACGAGTTGAACAATGGCGGCCTTACGATTAAGCAGTTTGCGCAATACGGATATGACGTAATAGTATATCCGTCTTATCTGCCATTGTCAACAAACATGCAAATTGGCGTATTCTATTTAAAGCTGTTTGATGGTGTGGACAATTGGCGAAGTGAATATTTTACAAATGTGACATCAACGGATGGTTTCATAAAGATAGAATGGTGGGATAATGAAGATTTCGTTTTGGAAGACAGCCGTATTGTTTACGAGGGTGTGAAGTATCATAATGTGGTATTCCTTAATTCACAAGTTGGTAAGCCCGAATATAAGTTTGTGGAGGAGGGTGAAACGCGCGACGGCTATTTTTTCCCCGAAAAGCAACTATCCGAAAAAGTTTACAAATTCACTTTCATTGCGCCCGAATACCTATGCGATGTAATGCGATTTATAAGAATGGCCGATAACGTGGTAATAACCGATGAACTAGGCCGCGAGTACGATTGCGATACGTTCTTAATTAATGTGAAGTGGCAGGCGCAGGGAGATTTGGCAAGTGTTGAAGTTGAGTTTGAAACGGCTACCATTGCCAAAAAGGTAGGGCGCGCCCACATGCTTTCAAAAGGTGGAGATTTTGAAAATCTTAGTTACAATAACGATTACAGCATAAACCAAGCCGGCGATGCTACTACAATAGTGTTGGAAGTGAGCGTTTACGACAACGAAATGGCACGAATGGCGGCCAATACCACACTAGCATACGATGTGATGATAAGGGCGGATGCGTATCTGCTAGATGGCAATACGGACAGCCTTATAGGAATTATCCCCGCTGGGCAGAGCCTTGCAGTTATAGCAGCAAGTGATAATATCAATTATTTCGATAACGTCCGAGTTCAGAAATTGAACAACAAAGACAATACGAATTATATAATTAAAACAAAATAGTTATGGCAAAGAAAGATGCTTTGAAAACGGCCATTAAGAACGTTATTAAGAACAACGGCCGCCAAGAGATAACGGGAGATATATTGCAGAACATTCTTGTTAGACTTGTAGACAATTCCAGTGAAGATAACGAGTACAATGTGAGTGCGGCCAATGCGGATAGTTCATTTGAATTAACCGCGGCCATTGCACAAGTTCCGCAGGACTACAAAAAGGGTGGTTTGACGATAAAATTTATCGAAAAATCGTCTAACGAATATGTGATGTACTATAACAAGAATAGTAGTTGGAGTACTGATGTTAATGATTGGGTAAATCTCCAATCTACGAAAAAAACTACAATGACAATCGAGGAGCTTAAAACGTTTCCCTCGTCTGTGGAAGATGCTGTTAAGTTCTTGAAGAACAACAAAGATGCAAGTATTATTGTACTAAATAAATACGGCCGCGCTATTGGGACATTAAGCATATACGGCAATTTAAGCAGTTTCACTTTTATTGAAGTCTTTGAAACACAACTAAAAGTAAAGAGTGGCTACAATAGTAGTGAAATTAATGGCAGTCCGCGTAGGTATTGGCGATATTATGGCTTAGATAACTATGGAGGTGGTGTAATTAATCGTGGCGAGTGGTCTGAATGGTCTGAAATGGTAAGTAAGCCATTTGAAATATTACAATCGCGTTTAGGAAGTGTGGTAGACGTATATAATGGCTCACCCACTGGTAGTGTAACTACAATTGACAGGGTATTGCGCGAAATTGGCGACAGCTATGAGTTTAGAAACAAGGTAATGCTTATTAGTCTTGTTAATGAAGTTACGAACAAACGCACATTATATTATTGTAATGCCGACACTTTTTCAAGTAACGAAAGCGATTGGGTTGAAGTTGGCAAGGGCGGCAATTTTGATGAACTTGTCAACGATGCAAAAAGGAAGATACAGGAGGCTGTTGACCACGCGAAGACTATCCAAAAAGGAGAAAAAGGCGATAAGGGCGACACAGGTTGGCTAAGGCTAGTCAATCATGGCACGGCCGACACTACATTTGCCCTAACCCCGAATGCGATGCACGTTTGGGGGCAGGTTGCGCAACTAAGATTAACGCTAGGTGCGCAAATGCCTAATGTGGTTAACGAGTATGCTTTCGAGTTCCAATCGCCAGCCACACCAACAAACCTATCATTGCCGGCTACATTGAAGTGGTACAAAAACTATATACCGACTATTCGTGCTGGTAAGCTGTATCAGGTATGGATTATCAATAACTTTATCTTTATGTGGGAGGTGAACTGATGTACAGGCAGATAATGGTGATGATGATGTGTGACCTAGATAGGTTATATATTGATGGTGTGAATTACTCTGTACAGCCCAACAACGAGATATGGTACACCACTACTGATAATAATAAGGCTGATGCAGCTGCTATGTTATCCAATTATGGTGGTGATACGGATATTAAAGTTTTGGAGCATGTATTTGAAAATGGGCTTTGGAAAGTCAAGACCGACCGCCCTATTGTGTATATTCCCGAAAATTATATAAAAATAGCACCAAACATTGTATCAATATCTTTACCAAATAGGGTAATAAGATTAAGTACTTGGTCAATGGGTCTTATAAGACACCCTAGTAATACACCTAACTTGCGTACGGTTATTTTATCTAGTGTACCTAAGCTATTTAATTCGGGCTTTCCTCCATTTCAAATTGGTGATTTAGATATATATATACCAAGAGAGGGTTTAGAAGAATTTACATCCATTGGAATATCTAAAAATCCAACCAATAGAGTTCACGAATGGGGTAACCCAGAGCCACAATTAAATATCGTAGACCCTTATGCTAGGCAAACATTAGAAAGATTATACGATGGTAAAATGAGCATGGCTAATGTACTTAGAATAACAAATTTAAACAATACGTTTAACTCTCCACAATTGCGTACTTTTGAAGAGTTGAAGTATTTCACAAATGTGACTTCGCTGTATAGAACATTCTCGCCTTGTATAAATCTAACTGGCACGATAACAGTTCCAGCAAGTGTAAAAAGTATAAGTGCAGTTTGTTTCTTTCAAACGAAATTGGAGGGAATTGAATTTTTGGCACAAGATTTTAAATGGGCATCATTAGCTATTAGGCAAAATGCAAATCTGAAATGGATTAAGATGCACTCTATTGAGCCGCCACAGAAGATTGAAAGTAATAAAACGCAATTTGATTATGATAGCGGCAACAACACATGGAAATTATATGTACCTGATGGTTCGGTAGCTAAATATAAGGCTGATTTTAATTTCCAAAATCTAGGTGACAGAATTAGGCCAATGAGCGAATTTAAATAATAATTTATGAGATACGTAGATGATAAGGGCAGATTTGCCCCAAAAGCAATTGAGTTAGATGGCATGTTGGTTTTAAACCCAACAGCGGAGCAGTACGAGAAAGCAGGCTACACACAATATGTAGAGCCGATGCAGACGGCAGAAGACGAGTTAAGAAAGGCTATTGCCGCCAAGATTGAAGAGATAAGAGAGTATGATAAATCTAGCGCAGTCAATTCTTTTTCTCTCGATGGCTTTTCAGCATGGATTAATCGCGAAGACCGCATAGGCACGCGCAAGGCCATTGAACTGGTTAAGAGTGGTGGTAAGCAAGAATGCGAGATTTGGCTGCAAGGCGTTCAGTTGAAAGTAAATTGCGATTTGGCTTTGTCCTTGCTCGATGAAGTAGGCCGTTACGCCTATGATGCGTACAACTGCACACAATCGCACATCCACGCAGTTGGTTTGCTCAAAACGATTGAGGAAGTCAACAATTACGACTACAAGAAAGGTTATCCGAAAAAACTCGAACTAAAAACAACATTGTAACATGGCGATAGCAAGTGCAATTGTACTAAGTGCCTATCTTATCATTATGGCACTTTCTTACGGCGTAAAAAAGTACGTCAGTGACAATTATTATATAGGTAAGTGGCCGTGGGCATTCTCCACGGCCATAGCCGTAAGCGGTGGACTATTATTGCCGCCTATGCTCGACAAGGGCGGAAGTGTTCAATTTCTAGCGTTGTTTGCTGTGTTCGGCCTTATGATGGTGGCAATATCGCCACACTACAAGGTAGAGAAGATGCACAGCGTAGGGGCGATTACCGCGCTAGTATGCGGCATGGGATGGGCGTTATCATTCCATCCAATACCAATAATATGCGTTATAGCCTTATGGTGCATATACTACTTATTGAAGTTACCTAGACCTTATTACATTGGTGAAGTAACAGCTTTCGTAATAATATACATAACTACAATACTATAATTATGTTTGATAAGATTTTCACATTGGAACAAGTGCGGCTACTGATAGTTAGCACCATTGCGCCAATATTGGCGTACTACACAGCCACTAGTACGTACATATACGCGCTAGTGTTGGTTTTTGGGTTCAATATTTGGGCAGGCATGCGCGCTGATGGCGTGGCAATTAAGCGATGCCGCAATTTCTCTTTTAGCAAGTTCAAAAACGCGCTAGGCGAATTATTGCTGTACGTAACAATCATATACGTAATATATACGGTTATGAGTTTACAGGGCGATAAGAATGTATCTTTGATTGTCGTTAAAACGCTAAGCTACATATTTGAATATGTGTACATACAGAATGCGTTCAGAAACTTAGTTATCGCTTATCCACGCCGAATGGTGTTACACATCATATATCATGTTATCCGCTTTGAATTTACACGAGCATTGCCGGCGCATGTTAAGGAGATAATTGAGCGTTACGAAAGGGAACACCCCGAAGAAGTAGAATTTGACAAGAAAAACAAAGTAAAATGAGTAGAGAAGAATTAGAAAAGTACATTAAGACGGCGCAATGCGGCCGCCAAATAAAGTATCTTATCATACATTGCACGGCCACGCGCGCTAATGTAGTGGCCAATGTGCGTGTTATTGACGAATGGCACAAAGCGCGTGACTTCCACAAGCAGCGAATGAGCGGCCACTATTGCGGCTATCACTTCGTTATAGCACAGGATGGCTCGATAGAGGTGGGCAGGTATCTCAATGAGATAGGCGCGCACACACCTAACTACAATACGCCGAGCATTGGAATATGTTACGCGGGCGGCCTTGATGCGCAAGGCAAGCCAGCCGACACGCGAACGTCCGAACAAAAGGCCGCCTTAGAGTGGCTTTTAACGCAACTTGTAGCGCGTTTTCCAAATATTCAGGAAATCGCAGGTCACCGCGATTTCAGCCCCGACAAAAATGGAAACGGAATTATTGACAAATGGGAATATTTGAAAGATTGTCCGTGTTTCAACGCTATCCCCGAATACAAGCACCTCCTTAAAAAGTAAAGTTATGGCTAAAATCAAAAAATATATCTATTTAATTGTCGCCCTTGCCATTATTGGCCTTGTCGTGGCAAATTGTATTGGTTGGCGGCTAGCAGGCCGCTACAAGCAAAAAGAAAGCATGCAGCGCGCGAATGTAGGCGCGCTTATGCAGAGCGTAGAGCGTTACAAGGTTAATGACAGCCTTAACGCGGTGCGTGTGCATGGCTTAACGCTTACTATTGAGGACTTGAAAAAATATCGCCCCGATGATGTCGAGTTAGCCAAAGAAATGGACGTTAAAAACAAACATCTAGGAAGTGTTACACACATGAATACGCGCACTACTGCTAGAATAGTCACACGTGTGCGCGATAGTATAGTATATATTCATGGTGATACGATTTACAAGGTAGACACTTTGCGATGTTTTTCGGCCGCTAATAAGTGGTTTTTGCTCGATGGTTGTATTAATAATAAAGGCCAGTTTGTCGGCGCGCTCCAAATGTACGATAAGTTACGTATAATAGAAGAAGTGCGATATAAGCGTTTCCTTTTTTGGCGCACGAATAAAATCAAAAGCCGAAAGGTGAACGCGGTTAGTGACAATCCGAATACAACAATTACCGATATAGAGTTCATACAATTGATTAAGTAATTTCATATTATTTGTTTTTTGAGGTTAGAAGTACCATACATTGGTTTAGGTGGCGGAGTGTCGTGAGATACTTCGCCATTTTTAGCATTATAATGTGTGGACACGATTTATAAGTATAGTGTTATGCTTTATTGTTTTGGTTAAACGAAGTTAAAAACAACACAAATCTAAAATATTATGCCCGAAAGTTTTGGTAATTCGGTTTTTCTTTGTACCTTTGCAATGTGATTAATAAACAACACAACCGACACGGCGGTTTCCGTGAACTTTAAAAACAAAAAAGATGAAAAAGTTTATTGTTAGAATTACAGAAGACAGCAAGGAAAACGGTTGGGACATTCTTAGCGACCAAGAATTTAGATTGTTTCGCGATGCTAAGGCATTTGCCTTAGAGCAGGAACAAAAACTGCAAAAAGATTGGCGTTTAATCTCTCGTTATGAGAAAGCTTTTAATTTTAAAAGTGTATTCTCAAAAAATGGTGAAATAAGAACAATAGGTATAATTAAGAAGTAAAACAAAAAAGCTGCGCTATCGGCATGACGGGCAATTATTATGAAATACTTAGCAATGCAAAATAGATTTAAGGCATACTTTGAAGTTAAATTCACTGAAAAAGAAATGCGCGGGCTTTCAAACTCTGAAAAAGAACTTATCCGCACTAATAATTACAAAAGATTTTTTAACCAAACATTAGATGGACACATGGCCAAGCTTGTTCTTTTTATAGAGAAAGACAGGCTAGGTAAAAAAAGGTTATATGCTATGAGCAAGTGGCAAATTATTTGCCCAAATAGGCAAGATGTAGCCTACATGCAAGGCGCGCTAAATCATGAGATTTGGCTATTGCCCCAAAAGAATGGTTATGGAACATTCTTTTTTAGTGGTGGGTGTTACGAGGTTCGCATATATTCTCCAAAAAGCCTAGGATATTTGTTTGGCCACACAACCAAACTACCATAATAACAAAAGCCCCTATATGGGTAAAACAATATGGGGGCTTTGTTTTGTTGTATAATCAGAAAAATATAACAACAAAGCTAAAAACAATGCGCAAAAGTTTTGGTAATTCAAATAAAAGTAGTACCTTTGCATTGTGTTAAGGTTGACACGGCCGACTAAGCGGGTACTTAGAGATTTAAAAAGATAAAAAAATGAACACTGCAAAGATACTCAAAGAAACTGAAAAAGCTTACTTCTTGCATTATGGAGTAAACGTTTGGGAGGAAATGTTTTATATTAAAACATGGATGCCAAAGAGCATGCTTAATGTTTCTAAAAACGAAAGTGGTGTTATCACTTTCGAGCCTAAAAACAGCTGGATTTTAGGCGCAAAGGTTAAGGACTACTTAAAATACATCCTTGAAAGTGGCCTTAACATTTCGGATGGCAAACGCCACTTTTTGCAGTTCGGTAAAAATGAGGATGTAGAATATACTTATTACACGGGTTCAAAATGAAAATATACGAAGACAAATATTTAAGGGCGTTAGCAAAACGCGCGCAACGCCCTTACGAGGAAGTTGGTAAGGAAATATCCAACTACTTAGTAGAAGTTGGCGCAATATTTTGCCCCGAATATTTCAAAGGGTGCAAAATAAAAAATAGCCTAGCAGAAAATACGCCGTTTGTTCTAGTGTGTGGCGTATTTGAAAAAATCGGCATCAACAAGCCAACTTGCGAGGACTTCTCCAATTTGATGCGTTGCACCATTATGGGCGATGGCGAATGCCCCGAATGTGGTGGAGATTGCGAGGTTATTGATGGCGAATACACCTCGCGCCAAGTCAACCGCGACACAGAACCCGAAATTACCACAAAGTGGGAGTTGTGCAAGTGTGAATATTGTGGATATAAATTTTACAAATAGATATGGAAAGAAAAGATTTCTTATTAAAAAAAGCCTTTATTAAGGCTGAAATGAACGGCAAAAAGGTCTTAAAAAAAGACCTTGCTGCCAAGCTGTGGCCAAAGGGTACGCCCTCTTCTCAACAGGTCAATATGACCAAACTTCTAAGTGGACGTATATGTTACATTGCCCCCGAATGGGTGCAGATAATCTGCGAGGAACTGGAATGTACTGCGGATTTTCTCTTTGGATTGAGCCATGAGTAAAATTTTTAAGAAAGTGTGCGATGTGGTGTGCGGCGCGCACCAATTGCAGATAATTAAACGTACATTGTATATACTTATCACATTGTGCGTATTGTTATCGCCGCTTAATGGTGGGCTGCTCATATTAGCCGTAATTGGCTGTGTGGGTATGGCCTTTGTAAACTCTGAAATAGAGGAAAACGAAAATAAATAAAGATGGAACAAAAAGAAAACATGCCCAACATGATGGGCGCAATTAGCGGACAAGGCGAGCAATTGCCGCCATTCGCGGAGGTAGAGCAAGAAAAAAGCCAAGCGGTGGAATTGCTCCAAGGTGTGACAAGTGAGGAAATAAAAAGTATTTTCTTTGACAAGGACGCACTTGTCGAGCCGCCTTACAGGGTATTTCAGTTGAATAGCAATGGGCATCGTTACTATTACAGATTTAACGAGGATGGTGAGCCGCAATTTTATCCAAGCGTTACCACGATTTTAAGCCAAACCATGCCGAATAACCCTTACTTAACGAAGTGGATAGCGGACAAAGGTTTTGACGAGGCCGAGCAGTACAAAATGGAGCGCGCCAATTACGGCACTTTCATGCACGCTCAATTTGAGAAATTGCTTATTCAACGCACATACGATTTGGACGGCCTTAAAGACGAATTGCGCGAATACATCGAGTACAATCGCTTGCCCGATGATTTTATACATTACGCAGACGAGTTGAAAAAAGATGTATTGGCTTTCGCTCAATTCGTACTAGATTACGATGTTAGGCCGCTGGCGGTTGAGATTGCGCTCGTACATCCTGTATATAACTATGCCGGCATGATTGATTTGCCGTGTACGATGGCCGAACAAAAAGGCAGTGATAAGCGAATAACCGCGATAGTGGACTTCAAAAGCGGCCGCAAAGGATTTTACCCCGATTATGAAGTACAGCTACATCTGTACAAAATGATGTGGGAGGTTAATTTCGAGAAACACCCAATCGACAAGGTATTTAATTTCGCGCCGAAAGATTGGCGCAAATTCCCTACATATCATTTGAAAGACCAAACCGACAGCGTGGAGAAATTGAAGATACCGCATTTGTTGGGGCTGGCCGAAATTGAGGACAAGAAACGCGATAACACATTTGTGGCGTGCAGTGGCGTTGTTTCGCTTGATACCAACGACTTAACAAGTAACGTTATTAGTTTGTCGCTTTCCGAATTGATAAAAACAAAGGCCAACAAGGACGATAAGCCGAATAATGATAAGGCAATTTCAGAGAGTGACGTTATTGCACAAAATGCAGAAAATGAACGAAATGTGTTAAATTCAGAACGCCAAACGTTAAATTCAGCACAAAAACAAGCCGAAAAGAACGAAAGTGAGAGAATTAGCACAAGTTTGAAACTTGATTTAAGCGATATGTGATTATGGACGGACGAATAAAACGGCCTAGCCCCGATAAGGGGTTAGCCTTACCCCGAATAGGTAGTTTGCACGTTGGCAAAAAAGTTGTTGGCCGAAATGGCAAAGAATATCCCACAAGCACCGATTACTTTATACCAAGTGGGAAATATTCAGCTTTGTTTACAAAAGCGTTCGGCGAAAAGCCCTCAACCATTCAAATTGTTTTTCCAGACAACTCGCCCGAAAAGGTGTGCGCGGAGCGGTACGAATATAGGGACGATGCTGGCGGCCTTGTAGCCTATGGGGATGGCCAAGCATTTAACGTTTGGAATGGGCAAAAATATGTGACTTACCAAATTACGGACTATCCCGACTTGATGGGAGGTATCGCAAGAAAGTACCCCAATCGAGCCGCGCGCGCTGGGTTTGATGGGTGGAACGTAATTTTAACGCTAACATTCGTTATTCCATCCGTGCGCGGTGTGGCTGGTGTGTGGACTTTCACGACCAAGGGCGCGGCGAGCAGCATCCCACAAGTACGTAATACTTTCGATGCAATTCTGCAAGAAAAAGGCTTTGTGCGTGGAATAATCTTTGATTTGAACGTGAAATTTGCTACATCGCAAAAGCCGAACAACAATAGCCGTTATCCAGTCGTTTCGCTCGTGCCGAACGAAAGCGAGGACAATGTGGCATTAGTTAAGCAGGCATTTTTACCAATAAATGCGCCAATTTTAAAGACAGAATGAAAATAATTTGCAAAAATGCTTGTAAGGTAGGATATTATTTACTATCTTTGCACACATAAGACAATAAACTTCCTTCATGTGGCCACTCCACTTAGTTTTGTTTCATCTTTTCTAGGTGAGTGGCCATTTTTGAAATAGAAAATAACGTTAAACCCACAACTTTGACGTATAAAATATATTTTTTAATATTCCCCCTATCTTAAAAGTGTGTTGTGGCCTTTTTCGATGGGGGGTATTTTATTTCAGATATGGAAAAAAATAACATGATTATCCGCCACAATAGCGGTGAGAACTTTACCATTTTAAACAACGAAATTCTACAAAGTACTAACATGACTTTTTCCTCAAAAGGAATGTTATGTTATTTATTGAGCCTGCCAAAAACATGGGAGATTAATGTAGCCCAACTAGCAGATAGGTTCGGCGAAAAAGAATGCCGTATTTTGAGAGCATTTCGCGAACTTATTGAGTTAGGTTATTGTGTGCGAAAACCAAAACGCGAAAACGGCCGTCTTAGAGGTCAAGTATATTATGTGTGTGATGTGGCTGGCGCGCTTGAAAAATACTTTAAAAAGAAAGAAGACCCAAGTTTATTTGAGGACAATTCAGCCCCCCAAGAAAACAATACGGCTGACGATTATACAGCCCTACCAAAAAATAACACCGCTGCAAAAACAGACCCCACAGAAATAGGGGGCGCAAATAAAGAACTATCTAAAAAAGAAAAAATAAACACTTATAATAGAAATAAAAAAACGCTTTTTTCCGAAAATTCGGCTTTGGCGAATATTGATTTTGTTTTGGATAAGTTCGCAGGCGAGGAATACAAAGAGGTCGATATGGCATACTATTACTATGCGGTGCGAGATTGGAGCGATAGTAGCAATACCAAGCGCACGGAGAACGGATGGATAGCCACAATTAGGAATTTTATTCGCATGGATATTGAGCGCAATAAGTTACACAAGAAAGCGCAATATAGGGCGGATGCCGTTATAGCGGATGAGGCTCTCCAATTCTTAAAGATGTAGTGCGTATGAATGAGATTATTATAAGCAAGAATTTGCCCGAAATTCGCAAAAATGCCGCCTTAATGGTTCAGCGGCCAAAGGCAGGCCAAAAGGCTATCGAGGTGCGCAGGGCTTTGGCAGAATTGCCCGAAACCCTTTCGGGTCTTTCAGAACAAGAACGTGAAATATTTTCGGCAAGTGTAAAAAAGCAAATTGGTGAGTATGATAACGCGCTCGAATTAACGGCTTATGTTAAGCCTTTATTCAAGTACATTGCAAAGGATGTGGGCTACACCATACCAAGCAAGGAAGAGGAATGGAAATACATCCAAACACGCATATTGGATATATTGCGCAAGTATTTCACAAATTTGACTTTGAACGATATTAAGCTGGCATTTGAGTTGACGGCAATAGGCGAATTAGATGTTTTTTTGCCTAAAAACAAAGACGGCAAGGCAGATAGGGGGCATTACCAAAATTTCAACGCGGAGTATTTCTCGAAAATTCTGCACGCGTATCAAGAAAAGCAAGGGTGCGTTTTTGAAAAAGTGTTTAAAAACACTTCTACAATTGCCATTGCCGATAACTCTGCCAAAGTGGCACAAAAAAAGTTCCAAAAGCTGCTTGTGTATGCCTTTTATCATTACAAATATCGTGGCTACATGCTGGATTTGAGCGCACCACAGCAAATAATGCTATATAGCATATTGCACAATCTAGGATTTATCACGGCCGTTTTGTCGGACGATGATTTGAAGAGGTCAATGGCAGAAGTTCGCAAGCAAATCGCAATGAATATAATAAAGCCATTTCAGGCAGGAATAATAAAGGCTAGGGGCGTGGAGCATGATGCAGTTAAGGCAGGCGCGGTAAAATTCGCACAATATAGGGCAATAGTTGAATGCTTTGACGAGTTATTAAGTAATGAAATTCAAATAACTGATTACATACTTTTAGAGCAATGAAAGTAAATTGGAGATTACAAGATACTACATTTACCAAGGATAAAGGCAAGGTTTTTTCTTGCTTTGCTTGTGGGGGGGGGGAGTACAATGGGCTATAAACTAGCGGGTTACGATGTTATTGGCTGCAATGAAATTGACAGAAAGCTAATGGCAATGTACGTTGAGAACCATGCGCCAAAGTATAGCTTTTTAGAGCCAATTCAGACTTTTAAGGACAGGAACGACCTGCCAAGCGAATTGTATAACTTAGATATTTTGGACGGCTCACCACCGTGCAGTACATTCTCGATGGCAGGCCAAAGGGAAAAGAATTGGGGTAAGGCTAAGAAGTTACGTGAGGGTCAACAAGAACAAGTTTTAGACACTCTATTTTTCGACTTTATCGAGTTGGCAAAAAAATTGCAGCCCAAAGTTGTTGTGGCCGAAAACGTAAGGGGGCTTTTGCTTGGCAACGCAAAAAAGTACATGCAAAGAATACATGAAGAGTTCGACAAGGCTGGTTATTATTGCCAATATTTCTTACTTGATGCCGCCAAGATGGATGTGCCTCAACATAGGCGGCGCGTATTCTTTATATGCTTGCGAAAAGATTTAGCAGGCAAATTTCTTGCGGATGTTGATTTGTTCACAAAGATGCCAAAGTTAGATATGAACTTTAACGGCCGCGGCATACCATTCCAAGAAATAGAGGATAAGGGCAATTTTGAATGTCCTATATATCCAAGTTACAAGGAATGTTGGGATAAAAGGAAATGGGGTGATTATTCTCTATCTGATGCCGCAGAGCGCGCGACAGGTATATATAAATTCTTTTCTGCGAATATTGTTTATAAATTCAGTATAATGAAAACAATAACGACAAGCAGAACGGCCAATGTATTGTATCACGAGCCACGCTTTTTAAATTCTGTTGAGGTTATTAGGGCATCCACATTTCCACAAGATTACAATTTCTGTGGTAACGATGTATTCTACACATGTGGCATGTGTGTGCCGCCATATATGATGTATCACATCGCAAAAAACATTTACAATCAATGGTTAAGTAAGTTATAGAATTATGGAGAAAAAGAATTTATCAATTAATTGTATCATTGCAATTGACCCCGGTGCAAGTAATGGGGGCATTTGTGTATTTCGACCCAAAGAAACGCCAAAGTGCGTAAGAATGCCAAAGGATTTGCGCGATTTGCGTGACTTTATTGCCTATTACAAGGGGTTTACCAATCCAATTGTTTTTGTTGAAAAACTTAACGTGCGCGTTGACGATGCAGAGGAAAACAGGGGAAAATTGTTCCGTATTCAGACTATGCTCGCCAACTTCGAGCAGATAAAGGCCGTGTTAACTCTGCTCGATGTGCCTTATTGCCTTGTTCACCCAATGAAATGGCAAAGTAGGCTTAATCTTCGTAAGGTAGGCCGTTACGAGGAAAAAAGCGAGCGAAAGAAACGCTACAAGGAGGCGGCACAAGACCTTTACAAGGGCGTTAAAGTAACATTGTGGAATGCCGATGCGCTGTTAATTATGCACTTTGGCAGGGTCGTTTTAAGCAACGATTTGAGTTGGGTGTTAGAGAATATACCACGTAATACACATAATAAGTTATTCTAGTATGGACAATAGGAGATTTACACGCGATGTTAGCCACTTCGACACGTTAACGCGCGAAATGCTGTGCCACATGTGCCGCAATATCATTGATAATAATGCGATGTACGATAATAGTATAATTTCATTCGCCGAATTTCTGAACAAGGTACGCCAATTACGACACACACAGAGGCGCGCGGCTAGAAATGCAGAGTTGGAGAAGAAAAAAGAATGTCAAGAAATGGAGTTGGATGCCATTTTAAACCGCTTTTTCAACGCGCAACTAACTATTTTTAATGCAAAATGCGATTTTCTCGAAAAATAATGCTTAAAAATTTTGGCGGTTTGAAAATTATTAGTAACTTTGCAATGTGATTAATAAACAACACAACTGGCACGGCGGTTTCCGTGAAAAATTTAAAACTAAAAAAAGATGAAGAATTTAGTTATTACAGAGAGAATTAACGCTACCACAGCAAACGAGGTTAAGGCACAAGTTGTAAGCCAAATGAAACAATTTGGCTACTATGTAGTAGCCGATGAGCAAGAGGCAAAAACTTTTTTCCTTACTTTCTTTGGTAAGGAAATGAGTACAGAGGTAGCCCAAAAATTCCAGTTGGATGGCGAACTAAACGGAGATTGGCAAACGACAATCACCGTTGTTATTAAGGCACACTATTGTGATGCTGGTTCAGAAGATTACGCTTACACGGTAGAGGTTACCGAGGGCTAACAAACAATATACCTCACGGCAAAAGCCGTGGGGTATAACCTATTATATTAATCGAGCGAAACCGCTCACAAAAAAGATGATTAACTATGTATATCAAAAAACTAGAATTGTTGAACTTTCAGGTTATTAAGGAGTTCAACGCCGACTTTGAGGGCAATGTTTACTTTATCACTGGTGACAACGAGCTTGGCAAATCAACTTTATTGAAAGCTATTGGCGCACTGCTTACAGGCGAGCGCGATGCCGTTTTGCGAAAGGGTGAAGAAAAAGGCTTTGCAAAAATGGTCGTGGGCGATGATGGCAAGGAATACGAAGTAAGTTTGAAATTCACAAAGGCCAACCCACGCGGAGTTTTGTCAATCAAAGGCGAAAAGTTACAAAGTAGTAACGTGTCTATGCTGCAAGAATTGTTCGGTTACCAAAACTTCGATGCTGTGGAGTTCTGCTCGTGGAGCGAAACGGCCGAGGGGCGGCGCAAGCAGATAGAGGTCGTTAAGGGGCTTTTGCCTAAAAAAGTACAAGACCGCATTAACGAGATAGATGCGGACGTTAAGGCCAAGAAGTCAGAACGCACCGATTTGAACCGCGATATTAAGCTACTTTCAGCGCAAGTAAAGGCGAGCAAACAAGGGCTTGAGGTTGGTGACGAAAAGAAATACACCACGCGCATGGATGTTTCGGACTTGCTCAAAGTACAGCAAAAACAGGTCGAAAACGATGCAAAAGCAACACTCGTGCGTAGCAAGTTGCAGGAAAGAGTAGACCAGTTGGCCGCAATTCCTCAAAAAATTGAGGATGCAAAAGTTAAGTATGAACAAACAAAAGCGGCTATCGAAGAAGAATTGAGAATAGCGCAAGAACGCTTTAACCAACTAAAAGAAGAGTTGGACAAAAAAAATAGCAAGGCGTTTGAAGATTTTGAAAACACACAAAAAGAAATTGCCGCCGAAAAGGCAGATGCCGAGGGGCGCAAGGCTAATTGTGAGAGTTGGCTCAAAGATTATGAAAGCACCATCAGAACGGCGGCCGACACTGATGCAATAGCACAGGCGCAGGCGCATAATGAAAAGGTAGCCATTGTAGAGGGCTATTTAGCAAGAAAAGCCGAACTAGACAAGGTGCAGGCTACATTTGATAATTTGGGCGGAGAAGTAGAGAAGTTACAGACCGAGCGCGCCGAGATAATCGAAAACGCAAACTTGCCAATTAGTGGCCTATCATTCACAGAAGACGGCTTAACGCTCAACAATATGCCTTTCATAGATGGCGTTGTTAGTGATAGCCAAAAAATGGAAGTGGCCGCCAAATTGATTATTGCCGCAAACCCAACGGTTAAGGTATTCAGAATTGCGCGTGGCGAAAGCCTAGGCGCAAAGCGTTTAAAGACTATCTTAGACGTTGCAAAAGCAAATGGTTTCCAAGGTTTTATCGAGAACGTAAAGCGCGGACAGGAAACCATGCAAGTGGAGGAATACACAGAAAATTAGTTATTTCGGGTGGGGTGAAATTCCCCACCCTACAAAAAGATGAAACAAAATGGAAATTCAGAAAACGACAGATTACAAGCTGTTTAAGAAATTGGACGGCAACCGCGATATTAAGAGAACAAACGCGCTTGTTAAGTCGATACAAGATTTAGACTTAACAATGTATTCGCCAATCATTGTAAGTGAAGATTTCAGAATTATTGACGGACAACATAGGTTTGTGGCATGCCGAGAATTAGGTCTACCAATCTATTTTGTTGTTATGCGAAACGAAAATATCGAAAAGGCAATGATTGTCTTAAACAAATGTCAATCGCAATGGCGTAACGGCGAGTTCTTTCAATACAATGTACAGAAAAAAGGCGGTGTTTATAGAGAATTGAAAGAATACATAAACAAATACAAAATACAATTATCTTACGCAGTTATTTTGTTTCCGCAAAAGCCATTTGAAACGAAAAAAGTACGTGATGCAAAATTTGTCTTTGAGAAGTATTCAAAGTGTGACGAATTGACAGAATATTATCTAAGCCCCGAATTTAAGATTTTGCCTTTTTGGAGGTCAAAGCCATTTGTTAGGGCTATACGCGCGTTCTTTGAAAAATCAGACAAAAAACAACAAGATAAATTGAAACGAAAGGCGTTGGCCATTCCTCAATGCGCTAACAATGTGCAATATATTACAGCTTTTGAAAATCTTGTGAGAATGAGAAGATAAACAATTTAAACGCAAAAATTATGGTAAGCAAAAGAAAGGCCAAGAAGACGGCTGTTAACACAATCGTTGTAAAAAAGCAAAGTGCGGTCAAAGAAATGTCTGTTAAAGATTTGCTTTTAAGTCCAGAATTTAAAAGGACTTTGAAAAAGGTAGTTTCAGAATTACAGGGCGAACGCAAGCAAAAAAGCGTACTATACAATAAATACGAACTAAAAAGGCATCCTATTGACTACATTAACTTAGATGCCGCCTATCTTACGATAGAATACGCGGCAATTCTCAACAAGAAAAGCCAATTATCTAGCAATGTGCGCCAATTCATTAAGGCCGTTTGCGAGGATGCTGCAAGAAAAACAATCAAACAATTACAAGACAATGAAACCGCGAGAGAAGTCCGCCACGGGGATAATTAACGATGCCGGCAAACTCTCCATGTACATGGGCGAGTTAAATGAGTTTTTCAAACAGCACAAGGGCGAGCGAGTTATAGCACGCTTTTTTGTCGCGCCAAAACAAAGTAGTGCCGCATTGGTTGGGTATTATTATAATTACATAGTGCCTACAATTAGGCAAGGTGTGGCGGAGTTAGGTGAGCGAAAGACAGACGAGCAAACAGAATTATTTTTGCGTGAAATTAGCCCAATCATGCAAGTTGAAAACGTTGATTTGTCAACATGTGCGTATAACACTACACTGAAAGAAATTCGGAGGTGTTCAAATGCTGAATTGGTAGAGCATATCGAGTTTTTAAAGCAATTTGCCGCCGAAAACTTAAACGTATTTATCGAAGAGCCAAATTTATTGTAATTATGAAAATAGAAAATATTAATAAGGCAGCGTTTTTGTGTGAGAAATTTGAGCAAGCAAAACAAGAAAACGAGTTTTTGCGCGACAATTTCACACTAAAAGTATTTATGGGTAAAGAACAAATTCAAGTTTCTGACGAGTTTTTGAGAAAATTGCGTAAGGACTTAATTGAAGAAAACAGAAAAAAGCGCGAGGAATTGCGCAAACAAATAGAAGATTTGTAACATGTTTTGCAAGTGTGGCCAAAAGCCTAGATTTTACCCATTAAATAGTTGGCGCATAAACCACTATCGTTATACGCCAAAGGGTTTCAGCCGTGTGAAGTGCCTAAAATGTGGGTGCGAATGGCTCACGCGCAAGGCATACACTAAGTATATTAAGAATTTAGATTTAACTTTCAAATTTTAAAAGATGATTTACGAAATTAAAGATGTGTTGTTTTTCGATGTGGAAACAACGGGAGTGCCTGAAAAAGGGTTGAAATGGGATGTCGATTTTGACAAATTCCCCTTTGTGGTGCAATTCGCGTGGCTGAAAGATGGTGTGTTGAAAAAGCACTTAATCAAGCCTATCACGCCCAAAGGAATAGCCTTTGAAATACCAAAGGAAACAACGGAAATACATGGTGTATCGACAGAATTGGCAATGCGCGAGGGGCGTTTATTCGAGGACGTTGTGCAGGAATTTGTACAAGATTGTACGGCATCGCCGCTTATCTGTGCGCACAACATCTATTTTGACACATCAATAATCAAAGCCAACATTATGCGTTATCTAGGTAAGGAGTACTATGATAGCAAGGTGGAGGCCGCTCTGTTCAAAGGCAAGCGAATTGATACCATGATGAAAACAATGAAGTTCGTTGGGGCTACATTCCCGAATAGTAACCGCATTAAATTCCCTACATTGGAGGAACTTTATGCACGTTGTTTCGATGGTAAAAAGTTTGGCGCGCATGATGCAGGCGAGGATGTCAAGGCACTCGCAGAGTGCTTGCCGATTATTGTAGAACTGGGCTTTGTTAAGTTGGAACAAAAGGAGTACAACGAGGACGGCACGCAAAAGAAAGGGGCTGTAAAAAAGTCTTCGAGCATCCCCAAAACGAAAATAGTAAAGGCAAAAGGGCTTTTTGACGAAGTGGACAAGAAAGCGAAAGAGGGCGTTTCGGCTGAAAATGTCACAGAAGAAACACCCAAAAATCCGCTTTTGAGTGGTGAAACTTTGTGGGGGGAGGACAAGTTTTGATAGAGTACGTTGTTAATATTGCTTGTGTTTTAATTCTCCTTGTAATGGCCGTTATTGCGTGTGCGTTTTTCTGCTTTATTGTAGATTGTGCCAGAGAGGAGAGGGCAAAAAAAGGAGTTTCAGAAAGAAAATTATCTGATGAATTGCTAATGCAATACTTAGATATTCGCTTTTCAGACGAAACAGAAGAGCAAAGCATAAGGCGAAAAATCGACACATTAGAATGTTTGGCCATTGAATTGCGAATGAAATATAATGCGTGTGAGGTGGCCAGTGATTTTAAATACATTAAAAACAAAAAACATGGAAAAAGAAAACAAAAAGCCAATTCCGAGTAAAAAGGCGTTCACTTTGTCAAAGGCTAAGTTAGCAAGTGGTGGCGGCCTAGACGTTCATTATGAAGTGTTGGAGAAAGATGGTAACGAAAATTACCTTAACAAACATCATGATGAGTGCGCGCAGGATGTTCACCCCGAACTTAGCGAGTTATTTAAAGAATTACGTCCAATAGTTGGCCGAATATTCAACATTACAAGCTTTAAAACTCTGATGGAAACGGAGGAGTTTGGTGCAAGTGACGAACAAAAGATGTTAGGCGAGGAGTTCGCGCACGAGTGTTTGGACAAGATAGAAGTGCGCGGAATTTCGTTGAGCGGCAAAGACGATAAAGTAGGCGTTGTTATCACATCCGTTTACGAGGTTGCAAATGGCCAAAAGGTGGCCATTAACACGCCACGTTTGCGGCTTGATAGCGAAACGTGGGGCTTTGAAGAAGAGTTGGAAAATATCGTTTACGGAATTGAAAATGAAGTTTACGAGTTTCTTTTTATTGGCAAAAAGGCCGAATTATCACTATTTGGCGAGGATGATGGCAGCCAAGCAGAGGAAACAGAAGAAGACAATTAACCACATTGGCGGAGCATTGCGCTCCGCCTTTATGTTACAAACATGGCCATACTAATAGAAGATGTAGCGTGTTATATGTATGCACGCGATAAAGGCTTTGAGCCACTTATCGACAAACGATTTGAAATGCCTATAAGTGTGCGCGTGGATGTGCAGCGGCATTTATTCGGCCGTGGCCACTCAATGGCCGAGAACGAAAGGTTTTACCGCTATTGTTGGCGAATATATCCGCATATCTGCCAAGAATGCTTGCGGCCGCTTGGCAATTATTCAGCCGTATATATATCACACATACGCACGCGCGGAGCATATCCCGAAATGGCGCACGATGTTAGGAATGTGAATGTACTCTGTTTCAAGCATCACACACAATGGGAGACAGGTGACAGGAAAGCAATGCGCATATATCCGCGCAACGTTATGACCATCGAGCAGCTTACACGGGAGTATCGAGAGTTTTGGCGGCCTTAGATATGCTTAATTGTTATAGAATATAAACAAATAGTGTTTTTGTGGGTGTTTCTGTTAATGAAATTCAAAATAACGATATTTGTTTGTTTTTTGCTTACAGGTTTTAAATATAGTTATTACCTTTGCATTGTGATTAAGAAACACACATACAAAACTTGTTTCAAGGTCACACAACAAACTTGCCAAAGTATAAATGGTTTCGAAATGTCGATGTAGGGACGGACGAGTAAAAACGCAAAGAAGCCTAAGCCCTTGGTGGTATGGCGAGCGGTCTACATAACGCCTACCAACGCAAAACATCGTATGCGCGTTGATGTTAGCCCGAAAGGGTGCGGTTGAAAGCCCGAAAAGATAACCGCTTAAAATGGCTGATGCCCTTGGCGTTGGGGCGTGGAACTCACCACGCGCTAAAAAAGAGGAACTTCGCACATGCGGACAATAGCCTGTAAAGTTGGGGCTTTCAAAAAAATCCGTAGAGTACGCATTTATGCGTAAGTACCCACTTAATCTAGGCATGGCACTTGTAAACCTTTTAGGTATGCAAGAGTGGTTGGGGCGATAATGTGAGTGAAACCCCGTAGAACTCTACTCAATAAGCGTTGAATGCGCGCGATTTAGCACTTATCATAGTGCAGCATCAAGGAGGACGCTCCTTGCGCAGGTCAGCAATGCGCTGAAAGCTGAAATCCGCAACGGTGGCCAACCATGAAAGCTAGTGGTTTGGTGCTAAGCAAGCGGCAAAGGGCAAGCCCACGGCTTGGGCTAAGCGAATGCCCCGCGCGGTGTTTTTAGTGTTTTTGACACCGCATTTTATTTAAAAAAGATGGAGGAACTAACTATGACGAACTTTTTGAACTTTAAGGCGGCAAAAAATGATGACCTTTGGTGGCATTGCCTAGCAGATGCCGCAGGCGGCATTCTCGATGAGGATGATAGTTGGTTGGCAGTAGTTGATGTTAGGGTTGGGCGTAATCTTACGGCCTGTGGCCACAAGTTCCGTATGCCCAGTTTTGATAATTTAAGTCGTGGATGGGTACGTAGAAATGTACCATAAAATATATTACAAAAAAGGCCAATGGCGCGAGCCTTACCAAATACGCGCCATAATTTTTAAATTTCAAAAAAGATGAAGAAGTATATTAGCAATGCTTTCTCTTTGCAGATGCTAGACACTAGCAAGGAGGTTAAAGTAAACATTACCCCTATCAGTGAGGGGGAGTTTAATGGTGCAAAAGCCACGGCCATGTCTGCCGTTGGTCACCCCGATACCGCGGCCGTTTTGGGCGTTCCATTCAATAGAATGAGCCTTAAAATGGAAAAGGGCGATGAATTATTTGTTGCCCAGTTGGTTGGAGGGCGTTTGCCAGAGGGTTGCACCGAGTTGCCACAAGGCTTTAAGTTCACTTTTCTAAAAGTGACACTACTATAACTATATGCTAGTAGCCGTTACAGCTACTAGCTTTGTCGTATATAAAAAATCGAATATGGAAAATAAAAGAGGTGGTGCGCGTAAGCACGCAGGTAGAAAAAAGTTGGGCAAAACCTCGATAATGGTTTATCTTTCGCCCGAAAACGCCGAGTTTGTTCGAGAAATGGCAGAAAAATATTACAAAACTCTGTCTAGTACGGTAGAAGAGTTCATTGTTCAAGCGAGAGAAAGGGCGGGGAATGAGGGTTAACAAGCCTAATTACGCAGAAATATCAAGGCGCAGCGTTCGCGCAGATTTTGCGCCTAGGAAATTTCAGCAGCGAGAAATAAGAAAGGAAAGGCCGCAAAGTGAGGATGTACGCAGAATTGTGTTTGTTAATCCGAATAGTGGCTATTTCAAGTACAAAAACTTACTTCTAGGCAAACAAGTGCGCTTACTTCGCGAGGCCATTCTTGGCGGTTGGTTTTGTGAGTTTCTGAACGACCACGACCGCAAGGCCGTCAATGATGCAGCAGGGTGGAGCAATGACAAAAAAGAATACTTGTTTGATGGTGTGAAATTCAAATGATATGAGTGACAAGTTAATTGAAAACATATTTGGGCTAGCAGCCTTTATAGTTGTTTTCGTAGTTTATTACCTAACAATTCGAGAAAAATGAAAGCTGAAAAAGGTTACAAATTGGTATTTTGGGGTTTTGTTTTATTGACCCTTTTTTGCTACATCTACACACTTGTAGATGTCGTTCGTTCAATCTTTAAACTTTTCTGATTATGGCAATCAACAAAGTTATATTACTAGGTAATGTAGGCAATGCGCCTAAAATGTACACTTTTGACGATGGCCGAAAAGCCGCGCAAATATCGTTGGCCACGTCAACGCCCGAATACACAAAAAAAGACGGCACAAAGGTGAACGGCGTGACAGAGTGGCACAACGTGGTATTATACACACCATTAGCCGAAATCGTAGAGAAGTACGTGCATAAGGGCGATAAACTCTACATCGAGGGGCGCAACCATTATCGAGAGTACGAGGCGAATGGTGTTAAGCAATACTTTACGGAGGTTATTGCCAATAGTTTGGAATTGTTAACGCCGAAACCAAAACAACCATCGCCAGAGCCATTCGCGGCGGCCGCACCACAACAACAGCCGGCGCAAACGGCACAAGTGCAACAAGCGGTACAACCCATGCAAGCGGCGCAAGGAAATTCAGATGATTTACCATTTTAAAAAAATGCTATGCAGATAAACATAACGGAATATGACGCACTTAAACATGATGCGTTTAGAGCGTTAAGCGTTAAGCAGCCATTTGCCAATGATTTGGTTAATATTTCCTATGAAGATGATGAGGGCAACTCTTTTGGGTTTAAAAGCATAGAGGTACGCAGTAGATGCACATCTTACAGGGGTAAATTACTGATTTGTAGCAGCAAATCGCCAAAAATACCTAACATGCAAAGTGGCTGTGCGCTTGGATTTGTTGAGGTGTACGGCGTTAAGCGTGTAGAGGATTTCACGGATGAGGACTGGGACAAGACACGAATACCACGCGCACGCCGTGCCGAGATAAAAAGCGGCTGGGGGTGGTTGATGAGAAACCCCAAACGGGTTGTGGAACTGCCAATTAAGGGGCAACTTGGTATTTTCAATATCATGTTTGAAAAAGGTGATATAGTCGAATATCCTCGTATAGTCAAGGTTGGCCGCGATGATTTTAACTTACTAAATAAAGAAAAAAGATGAAAGAAGAACTAGAAAAAATCGAGCAAGGAATTACGGAGTTAATGGCCGCAGTAGAGTGCAAGCGCAATGAACTCAACAAGATTGCGAGCAAAAGAAGACAAAAGATGTCGCGCAACGAAAAAGAGTTAAGCGAAAAATTATTTGCTTGTAAGACTTATCTGCGTTTTGCGTGCACTGGCATAAGGCAGGCGTTAGTAGTTTCACAAGAAAAAGCGTGAGTTATGGAATTTGAAAAAATATATTACGGGCAAATAAGGGAGTGGTTGGCAAAGAACGAAAATAACAGCATTATTGTTATTGTCAACGAGTGCAAAGAAGACGGGAAAAGTGATATTTTTACGTCAATTGAGGGGAACTCACATCCTCTAATTACCTCACTTGCCCAACATATTGACAAAAGCCAATCATTTAGGAAAATTCTAGGTGATGCGCAGTATCTGTGCGCCGAGGTGAAAAAGAAGAGTAAAGAAAACTAAACAATTACGACAATGATAGAACAAGAATTAGAACAAGAATACTTGCAAAAGTCGCGAGAAATTGAAAATCAAATAAAGGCTTTGTATTCAAAGCAAAAAGACTTGGATGCAGCATACATAGAGCGTTGCGCTCCTTTTGATGTCGGCACGAAACTCGTTGCTCGTAACAAGTTCAACAATAAAACATTTGTCTGCTGGGTTGTTGGTTATTGTGTACAATTCAACAAAATTGTAATGGTTTACAACGATGCTAAAAACAATGGTGAACGCTCAATGCGCCAATATAAGGCCAACATTTCTAACTTAGAAATGCGAATTTGCGATGATGACAAAGATAACAAGGATAGGGCGGACGGCCTTTTGTTTTAACATCAAAAGTATAGGCAAAAACAAGATTGTAACGCCTTACATTTCCATTTCGGTTATTAACGGAATTGATATTTGTGTAGATATAGGGTTAGGGGCATTATTTTGGCAAGTTTGCTTGCGTTTTATATGCCTTAAAAACTTTGATAAGTGAAAGGAAATCACTATATTTGCATGTAAATAAACAAGTAAAAAAATAAAAAGATGAAAGAAACTAATTGGTTTGACCTCAATCAGGAGAGGAAAAAAGAATTTATTGAATTATTCGGCAAAACGTTTGGAACAGATATTGACCAGCGTATGAGCGCATTTCAGTTGCTCTTTGACGAATTTAGGACAATGAAAATTGTAAATGGCTCTTATTCTGATGGGTTTGAGCCATATAATGTTGAACAAATTGAGCGTGTGGCCGCGCAAGCAATCGGCACTCTATACCACATATTAACTTTATGTGGACTTAGTTTTGCAGGATTATTGGTTAACTGCATAGAGTGTGTAAGAAATGGCACATACACTATGCAATCCGCGCCAAAAGACAAATTCCTCAATTTACAAGACTATTCTTTGGAGTATGTTCAGAATGGGGTAATTTTAAAGAACGACCAAGCGAGAGAAATTAACGTTTTTGAGTTCGATAAGAGTGTATCAAATGGTGTATCAAATGGTCTATCAGATGATAGACTAAGAGAAAGGTTGGGCGCGCTCATTGTGTCAGATATTGAAAACATCGTTAACGAAGATTTTGGATACAAGTATAAAGTTGAAGTTGTTATTAGAAAGGAAGATTGCTAGTTTATTAATTATTGTTTGTAGGATGGTAGAGCGCGTGAGCGTTCTGCCATTTTCGACAAAATAAAAAAGCGTAAAATGGAGCGAAAAGACAACATACAGCCAACCAATACGGAATATAACCGCGTAAACGATGAGTTACGCGACAAGCTAGCGCATGGTGAAGACAATGCGGAATATAACGAGTTTGTAGACAAATTCAAGAAAAAGAGGACTTCAGATGACTGCTATACGCCGCAAAACGTGTACGAGGCTGTTGTTTCGTGGTGTGAGAAAGAATACAATATTGACCGAAACAAGATTGTGCGGCCATTCTATCCGAATGGTGATTATAAAACTTTCCAATATGGAAAGAATTGTATAGTTTTGGATAATCCCCCATTCTCGATTTTGGCGGAAATTGTGCGTTTTTACGTTGAAAATAACATAAAGTTCTTTTTGTTCGCTCCATCATTGACTTTGTTCAATTCTTGTACGACCTGCACGGCCGTATGTGTAGGGGCTGAAATAATCTACGAGAACAAAGCCAATATCAACACATCATTTGTTACTAATCTGAACGGCAAAACGCGGTTGAGGTCTGCACCTAGCCTTTACCAAGCGATAAAGAGGGCTAACGAGGAAAACCAAGGAAAGAAAAGACCAACGCCAAAGCACAAATATCCCGCGCATGTGGTTACGGCCGCTAGCATATCATACTTATCCAAGTATGGAATAGGGTTCAGTGTTGACGAATTGGAAACGCAGAGGATAGCCGCGTTAGACGAACAAAGAAAGGTGAAGAAGACCATATTTGGAAGTGGTTATTTGCTTTGCAGTGAAAAGGCGCAAGAAAACGAACGCGCACGACTTCTAGCCGAAATAAATTCAGATACGAAGATATGGAATTTATCAGAGGGTGAAATTAAGAAGATAGAAGAACTAGACAGAGGACACGCAGAGTTGTTAAGAATTAGGCGTGAAGAGTTCAGACAGATGGTGAAAGAATAGCTTAACATAGGCAGAAATATACATAAACAATTAAGTAACAAGGGGTTAGTTATGAAATATACGAAAGAAGTAAAGAAAATTATCTTTGATGCGATAGCCGCAGGCGATACGCAAGTACAGGCGTGTGTTAAGGCAGGGGTTAAGGAGAAAACTTTTTATCAGTGGAGAGCGCAAAAAAGTGAGTTCGCAGACCTTGTAAAGAAAGCCCATGAGAAGTACAGGGAAACTTTGCAGCACAAATTAGAAAACGCGTTGTGGAAAAAAGCCACTGGTTACGCCGAAACAGAAACAGAAACAGAATACACGCAGGACAAGGACGGCAATTTGGTAGTAAGGCGTAGAAAGTTGCGCGAAAAGCGTTACTCTCCCGATACTGCCGCGCTTATATTCGCCTTGTGTAATATCGCTCCACAGAAGTGGAAGAACATGAGGAATATACAAAGTGAAGATATTACGGACAGACCGCAAGAAGATTTGACCGAATACCACTTTGAGGGCATTTCGGACGATGTTCTGTGTAACATTGCCGATGCCTTGCAAGATGCTAAGGCAGAGGAAGAAAATAACAAGAAATAAGGGGGCTTTTTCAATGGTAAAAGGATTTCGGATAACGCCAAAGGGGAGAAAGAAAGCCGAAAAGGCGGTGCAGCTGTGCAGAGAGTGCGCGCATGCTACATGGGTAATGAAGTGGCAGCACATAGACTTAGAGGGCAACCCAATTTGTTTAACTTGCCCATACTCAAAGGCTTACATTTTGCGCAGAACAAACGCACACGATTGTGAGCATTATGTCAAAGGCACGCCGAAAGTAGGCGAGAAAAGTTTTTAATTATTTTACAAACTCCCTTTATCTCCCCTTGGGGGCGACTGATACTAACTTGTTGATAATCAACAATAAGTATTTTTCGCCCCCTTTTACTTAAAACTTTACAAAACATGGATAAAGACAAGCTAATAAATACACTTCGCAATAATCCCGAATTATTCGTGATAGCCGCGGCTCGTAAACGGCTGCTTAACTTTGCACGCTATATATGGCCAGATATGTCAATAGTGGAGTTTCATAGAAACTATTATCGTGTGTTGGACTTGTTCGCGCATGGTAAGATTAAGAAGTTAATAATACAAGCACCGCCACAACATGGCAAGTCGCAAGGAAGTAGCCGCTTTTTGCCCTCATTCATATTTGGCCTAAACCCGAACAAGTTAGTTTGTATTGGCTCATATTCGGCCACTATGGCACAAGACTTTAACCGCGATGTTCAAAAAATCATGGATAACGAGCGATATGCGAGATTATTTCCAAAAACATTCTTGTATGGCTCTAATGGTGCGGTTTCAACGCAGACGTATCTGCGCAATAGCAGTACATTTGAGATTGTAAACCATAAAGGCTCATTGCGTGTAGTCGGCCGTGGTGGCGCATTGACTGGTAAAACGGTTGATGTAATGATACTCGATGATGTGTACAAGGATTATGCGGAGGGAAACAGCCCAATAGTACGCGATGCCGCGTGGAAGTGGTACACAACGGTTGTGCGCACTCGTCTGCATAACGACAGCCAGCAGTTAATTGTTTTTACCCGATGGAATAAGGACGATATAATAGGTCGCCTTGAAAAGAGTAAGGAAAAGATTATAGACGTTAAGAATTGGGCGGACTTAGACAATATACCAAGTGGCGCGTGGGTAAGAATAAACTACGAGGCTATTAAAACTGGTGAGCCGTCAGAGATAGACCAGCGTGCAGAAGATACGGCCTTATGGCCAGCGCGCCACAGCCTTGCCGCTCTGAAAGAGCAAAGAGCGTTAGACCCAGTGCAATTCCAATGCTTGCACCAAGGTAACCCAAGCAGCGCGGAGGGGCTTTTGTATCAGCCTTTCAAAACGTGGGTCAACAAGTCAGATTATGGCACATACGTTCGTAGTGGCAATTATACCGATGTAGCAGACGAGGGCAGCGACTTGCTATTTTCTGTTTGTTACGATATTTATTTATCGCCCAACAAGGCATACAATGAGCGCACGGGTAATTTTGAGCCTATTCTGTTTGCACTTGTAACGGATATGGTGGCCACGGATGAGCCGACAGACGTCACAACGGTAACTATCCCTGAAATGTTAAACAGAAACGGCACGCAAAAAGCATGGATAGAGAGTAATAACGGAGGTTCGCAATTTGAAAAAGTGGTAAGAACAAAAGTAAAGGCTATAACCGTACCATTTCACCAAAGCAACAACAAGGAAAGCCGTATCATAACAAGTTCGGCAATGGTTAACCAAAGCATTGTTATGCCGTTTGGCTGGGAAACTCGCTATCCTACGATACACGAGAACTTAACAAGTTTCTTGCGCAATTTCAAAGCAAACAAACACGATGATATACCGGACGGCCTTACGGGAGTTTACGAAAAAGAAATAGCCACAAAGAATGTACAGCCATATAACAGGCAAACGCGTGGGGTGGTGCGGAGGAACTAGCCACAGGCGCAAGAATGGCAATTTGTTTGGCATTTACTTTCATGTATGAGAAAAAAAACGTATATTTGTCGAGTGAAACTCAATGGGTTAGAGTTTTTAAGTTACAAGTTTCATAATTATTAATAATTAAACAAAACCAATATGGCTAGATTTTGTCAGTGTCCGGGGCTTGCCGCCCTTAAATCAATTCCGAACACAACTTGTTCGGAGGGTTTCGGACAAATTCAAAAAGTAATTTTTCAGCGTTTGCGCCAAGATAACGGCAAGCCCAACGCTTTCACGACTGAAAAGCCTATCACCAAGTTAGCCAACTTAACGCCACTTCTTGCGGCCAATGACAGCACGAAAATAGTAGTTTCCCCCTATCTGCAAGCCCCTAGCGCAGAACCGGGAGCGGCACGCAAGTTTGGTGGTGGCAACGACACTTTGGGCGGCATTGAAATTACCATTGGCCGAGAGCCTACCGCGTTCACGTGTGTTATCCGCAATGCGCCACAATCGCAGATTAAGGCGATGAAGTACCTTAGTTGCGAAACGGATGTTCAGAACCTAGGTGTATTCCTTGTGAACGAGGACGGCGCAATTGGTGCAATCAAGGATGCCAAAGGCGTGGTTACGCCAATCCCCATTTTTAACTTGTTTATCAGTGACAAGGGATTTGGCGGTTTCGAGAACCCCGACAGCAACAACGTTAGTTGGAGTTTCCTCCCCAATTGGAGCGATGATTTTGTTATTATTGCGCCCGAAGACTACAACCCACTTACAGACTTGAAAAACGCGTAAGTATGGGATGCAAGGTTACGTTAGTAGAGTTGTTCAACAATACTTTGGGCGTAACGCGAGAGTTTGAAGTAACGCACGCCGCTCGCCTGTTGGCAATGCCCAACAATGGCGGGTGGCGTTTGCCCGAAAAAAGTAATTACACATTCAACGGCCATGATATTGAGTTTAGACGAGATAAGGCAAATAATTGAGCAGCCCAAGAATAGGGACGCTATTGACAAGGCGCGCGCGCAGCAGGAGCGGATAAAATTCCACACTTGCACGAATGTCACGCCTAACCTTAATAGGCCGCTTTCTGATTTTTTGGGCATGGTTGGTAACCTTTTGCCGAAAGACAAGTTTAGGCAATTCAAATTAATGTTTCGCTTTCCAGTTAGGACAAACAGAACGGCAGGCACTATTTTTGATAAGTTAAGCCGTGTGTTTGATGGGCGAAACCCCGCGTTTAACTACCAATTCACTGACACAAGTCTTCGAGAAGATTGGGAGAAGTACCGCACAGAGGTACTGAATGAGCCGAAAATTTGGGCAACTCGTGGATGGGATTATTTCAAAACCGAAATAAACTCTATTCTTGTAGTCGATATGCCGCACGAGCCTAACAAGTCGGACGAGTTCGAGCAGCCTTATTTTTATTGGCTGACCATCGACAACGTTATAAGCTATCTAGCCAAGCCATGCGGACAAATGGAATACATCGCATTTAAGCAGCCAAACGACCAAATCGCAGTTTTAGACGATGCTTTTTATCGTGTCTATTCATACAAGGATGGTGTATTGTCTACAAGTCCTATCGTTGAGAAGTCGCACGGCCTAGGCTACACGCCAGCAAGGTTTTTTTGGGGCGAGCCATTGAACATTTCAAACCCCGATATTAAGAAAAGTCCCTTATCGCTTGAATTGGAGTCGCTTGAATGGTTTTTGTTTTTCCATCTGTCAAAACGAAACTTAGACTTGTACGGCGCATATCCGATATACAGCGGTTACGAAATGGAGTGCGATTTTCATAATGACGAGAGTGGGGAGCATTGCAGCGGCGGTTTTTTGAAAGACAAAAAAGACAACTATTTGTACGATGCTAACGGCCTACTGATGCGATGCCCGAAGTGTGGCGATAAGCGAATAGCGGGTGTTGGCTCATTTATCGAGATACCAATTCCACAGACAGGCGTAGCAGGTGAGGAACAACCCGATTTGCGCAATCCAATTCAGATGCTCACCATTGACAGAAGTTCACTCGACTACAACACAGAGGAAAGCGTAAGGCTTGAAACGGATATTGTTAAGGCATGTGTAGGTACAGACACCGAGGGGCTTATTAACTCGCAGGCGATAAACGAAAAGCAGGTTAACGCCAATTTTGAAAGTCAAACAACCATTCTGAACAATATTAAGAAAGGCTTTGAGGATGCGCAAAAATGGGTTGACACAACAATTTGCCTACTTCGTTACAAAAAGGGCTTTTTAGGCGCAACTATAAGTTACGGCACAGAGTTCTACAATTTGAGTGCGAACGACTTGCGAAAGCAATACAAGGATGCCAAGGATAGTGGCGCGAGTGATGCCGAACTAGATGCTTTGCAAACTCAAATTTTGGAAACGGAGTACCGCAACAACCCAGCGGAGTTAAAGCGAATGCTAATCTTACGAGAATTAGAGCCATATCCACACTTGACAC